GAACTCTTGCATCATAAAAAGCTTTTCTAGTAGTAGCTATTCTAGCTGCATTAGATGGTAGTGCTCCAAATAATTCTATGTTAGCACCTGCTGTTATAGGTGTATCTGAAACTTGGTTATGGCCATCAAGATTATTAAGTGATGGGCCTTGAATTGAAAATACATCACCTCTAAATGAACCAACCGTAGAACCTGCAGGACTTGAGTATACACCTAAAAGTTTATTACCACGAATACTTACTTGGGTTCTATGAATAGGACAATCGTTTTCTGATACAACTTGTATTGCACCATTGGGTAATGTTGTTAATGTTCCTAAACCTGTTATTGCTTCTTGGTGTTGTGTTCCATTAGATTCAGCTATTCTTGCATCATCAAATGTGCCGGAGGTAATTTTACTAGCTGGAAGATTAGGAACATCTGTTGCTTCACCGCCAAGTGCAGCGCCAGTTACTTTAACTACCGAAGGTTTGTTAATAGCAGCTGATAAATTCGTATTGTTACTAATATTAGCTTGTATTGCCATTTAATTTCCTTTATGGTCTATATGGAGTATCATTAATACTAATATTGTACGAAGGAGAATCTACACCAATACCTTTTAAATTAGTAAGTTGTTGTGATACACTTGGTGTTATTTCTAATTGTCCTTCTAATACGCGTGTTACTTTACTTGTACTCGTTTCTATAATTTCTACGTCATACACATATAATCCTAGTAGTATAAAGACTTGCACTAGGAGAGTTTAATTGTACTAAACTACCATCAGTATTCGATAGATTTATAGTAGTACTAAAGAAAGAACCTTGGTCAATTATTAAATCTGCTCTTGTCGCCATGTATAAATACCTTTGTAATGATTATTAATTAACTCTATTTATATTAAAAAGGTGCACAAGATGAGTACAGAATTAAACCAATACTTAAAATCACAAGATATACGTGTAATAAAATTAGTTGATGGTTCAACAATTATTACCGAAGTTGTAGATCAAGATGAATCGGGATTGATGGTTTCGAAACCTCAAGAACTTTTATTACTTGACGATGAAAAAAATCGAGCACAACTTCACATGAATGCTTGGATGTACGGATGTGACTTAAATGAAGTTATTATTTGTTTTGATAAGATAATAGCTCATGGAGAAGCTTCTTTAGAACTTAAGGATTTTTATTCTAAAGTTATTCTGAAAAGAAGATTAAGTGCAATGTCTGACCAATTCAAGAAGTTGAATAAGGTAAATACATTTATACCAACCATATCAGAAGTAATGAAAGCATTATTTGATGGACTTGAACAGCAGGATTTATCTGACCCGAATGACGATGCTTTTCGTAAAAGAAGGTATAGATTTCCTGATGAACTCTCTGACTAAAAACATTATACCAAAACTGTCAAGGCCTGTAAAGGCAAAAATATAATAAAATATGCATTTACATTATGGCCTGAAAATGATAATATATACATATGAATACTGAAAAGAAAAAGAAACCACATTATGTTAATAATAGAGAATTCTCTGAAGCAGTAGTTGACCATTGTCAATCAACATTAGATGCAATTAGAGATGGAGAACCCGAACCTCGTATTCCCGAATACATTGGAGAGTGTTTCCTAAAAATTGCTGAAGGACTTTCCCATAAACCAAACTTTGTTAGGTATACTTATCGTGACGAAATGGTTATGGATGCTGTAGAGAACTGTATTAAAGCAATCAATAATTATAACATCGAAGCAGCCACAAGGACAGGTAAACCTAATGCCTTTGCATACTTCACACAGATATCATACTTCGCATTTTTACGAAGAATAGCAAAGGAGAAGAAACAACAAGATATCAAGTTGAAGTATATAGAACAATCAGGTATTGAAGCGTTTGCTGACATTAGTGGTGATTATGATGGAGATAGTATTGTTGAAAGAATTAAGTCTCGTATCGATGCAGTTAAGGTCAATGACCAAACTGTAAAAGAATGGGCAAAAGAAAACGGATATAGTACAAGGAAAAAACGTAAAGTTAAATAATGAAGATAGCAATAATTAATGATACTCACTGTGGTATTAAAAACGGTAGTGATGTGTATCTAGATAATGCTGAATCGTTTTACAAAAATATATTCTTTCCATATCTAGAAGAACACAATATCAAAAGTATTTTCCATCTTGGAGATTATTATGATCATCGTAGGTTTGTAAATTTTAAAGCCTTAGAAAGAAATAGACATATGTTTCTAAATGTCATTCGTGATAAAGGAATACATATGAGTATTGTCCCAGGCAACCATGACGTATATTATAAGAATACAAATGACTTATGTGCTCTAAAAGAACTACTTGGTCATTACACAGATTGTGTTAAAATATATATGAATCCAATTGATGTAACAGTTGGTGACATGACAGTTGGATTTGTGCCATGGATATGTGATGATAATGAAAAAGAATGTATTGACTTTATTCAAAATACAAAGTCTCAAATACTATTCGGACATTTTGAAATAGCTGGATTTAAATATATGGCTAATGCAAATGTTGTATCACATGGTATGGGTACTGATATTTTTAATCGTTTTGATTCTGTATATTCGGGACACTATCATACAAAAAGTACACAAGATAATATTACATATCTTGGAACTCAAGTAGAACTTACTTGGTCAGATGCACATGACCCAAAGTATTTTCATGTATTTGATACTGAAACAAGAGAGATGGAAGCCATTAGGAATCCATATACATTATATCGTAAACTATATTATTCAGATGATAAACAATCCGATTGTTCGGATGTTACAGGTAAGTTTGTAAAAATTATTGTTTCTGATAAGAATAATCATTATGAATTTGATAAATATGTAGACAAGGTACAAGCACTCAACCCACATGATTTAAAAATAGTTGAGAACTTTGGTGACCTATCAGCAGACACAATAGAAGATGAACAAATAAATCTTGAAGACACACAAACATTATTGGATAGTTACATCGATGCCCTCGAATCTAAACTAGACAAGACTAAATTAAAAACATTAATGAATGAGCTTCATACAGAAAGTATCGAATACCAAAACTTTCTTTCATCAGGTGACAAACCAACAAAGATATATCTATCAGACCACAAGACAACTTTAGTAGTTGGTAGTAATGGTGCTGGTAAATCAACAATGTTAGATGCATTGTCATTTACTTTGTTTGGAAAAGCTCACCGTGATATTCACAAACCACAACTTGTAAACAGTATCAATCAGAAGAAGTGTTTGGTAACTGTTGAGTTTAGTATCGGAACAAATAAGTATAAAGTTGTTCGTGGTATTAAACCAACCAAGTTTGAGATATGGAGAAACGGGGAACTTCTAAACCAAGAAGCTCATGCTCGTGATTATCAGAAGTTATTGGAAAACAATATTCTAAAACTTAATCATAAATCTTTTCATCAGATTGTTGTTTTAGGTTCTTCTAACTTTATACCATTCATGCAGTTAAAGGCTAGACACAGAAGAGAGGTTATCGAAGACTTACTTGATATTGGTATCTTTACAAAGATGAATGCTGTTCTTCGAGAGAAGCTATCTACCATTAGAGGTGAAATAAATTACACAACTAATCAGATAACACTTCAAAAAGAAAAGATAGATTTGCAAGAGAGCCATATTAAAGATTTAAAAACAATCGATGACTCACAAAAGAAAGAAGTACAAGATGAGATAGATGAACTACAGCTTCAGATAGATGGTCTTGCTGGACAAAACGAAACTTTAAGAGAACAACTTATAACAGAGGTAAAAGATGAAGATATTACAGAACTACGTCAGAAACAAAATGAACTTAATAAGTTCGAGGGTAAAATCTCACAAAAACTTGAAAGGTTTAAGTCAGAAGAAACATTCTTTACTGACAATACAACTTGCCCGACATGCACACAACCTCTCACCGAAGAGGTTAAGTCTGTCTCACTCAAACGTATTAGAGGAACACTTGAAGAACTTGAATCGGGCCATAAAGTACTCACAGATGAAATTGACAGCGTGGGAGACCTTTTCGATAAAACTCAAGCTGAACTCCTACGAATTCGAAACGTGGGACAAGAAATAAATACTAATTCAAATAGTATTACTACCCTTCAAGGACGTATTACAGGTCTACAAGAAAAATTAGGACAAGAGAATGATACATCAGAAGCTGAGAAAGCTTTAAGTCAATTATATGAAAAGTTAAATAACTGTACGAAAGAACATGCTGACTATACAGAACGTCTAAGTTATGCTATGATTGTTGAAGAACTATTACGAGATGGTGGTATCAAATCTAAAATTATTAAACAATATCTACCCGTAATTAATAAACTTATTAATCAATATTTACAAGTATTAGATTTCTTTGTGTTGTTTAATATAGACGAAGAGTTTAATGAGACTATCAAGTCTAGACATCGAGATGACTTCTCATATACGTCATTTTCAGAAGGAGAGAAGTCCCGTATTGATTTAGCTTTGATGTTTACATGGCGTCAGATAGCTCGTATGAAGAACTCTACAAACACAAATCTACTCATTCTAGACGAGACATTTGACTCTAGTTTAGACACAGATGGAGTAGATAACCTACTAAAAATACTAGCAACTCTAGATAAAGACACAAATACCTTCATTATTTCCCATAAAACGGACGTTTTAGACGGTAAATTTGAAAACAAATTGATGTTCGAAAAGATTAATAATTTCTCTAAATTAGTCACTAACTAAATCTTACACTGTCGAAGTTGTAAGCCATTGCTATTGAATCACTTACAAAAGTTCAGAAAAAAAATGCTTTAGGCAGTGTTTGCAATGGCTTGTGGGCCTTTACAAATTCGAAGACATCTGTTATAATATATACA